AGTTTTGACCAGAGAGATATGCTGCTGCAAATATCAAACAGGATTTTTAATAGAAACGAGCCACCAACAAACTGCTCTTCATGTCTAAAAAGCATGATCCAAAATTTAAAAATAGAATTTGACAAGTATGAAACGACTGGAAAAGATTAGAAATGTCAGAATGCATCCTGACAATCCTCGACTGATTAAAGACATCAAGTTTGAGAAGCTGGTGCAATCACTAAAGGACTTTCCTGAGATGCTTGAGAAGAGACCTATCGTAGTAAATCAGGACTTGGTTTGCCTAGGTGGTAACATGAGACTAAAGGCAGCAAGAGAAGCAGGGCTAAAAGAAATATGGATAGATGTAGCTGACTGGTCAGAAGAAAAACAAAGAGAGTTTATAATCAAAGACAACTCAGGCTTTGGAGAATGGGATTGGGACATACTAGCAAACGAGTGGAATCCTGAAGATTTAAATGATTGGGGGCTTGACCTCCCTCCTATGTTTGAGGAAGAAGAAAAAGAAAAGAAAGAAAAACAAATATGTGATGTCTGTGGAAAACAACTATCGGCCTCTGCCTAAATTTTTGACAATTAGTAAAAGCCAAATTCATGGCTTAGGATTATTCTCTACATCAGAGATACAGGCAGGAGTATGTTTAGGCATTAGCCACATAATAAAAACCAAGTGCTTTAGAACTCCACTAGGAGGGTTTATAAATCACAGCGACCAGCCAAATTGTTTCATCATAGAAAAAAAAGACAAGAGATACTTGTACACAATACGGAAAATAAAAAAAGAAGAATTAACAGTTTATTACAGATTTTAAAATTATGAAAGATTGGGAAATTACAGCAAGCTTATACATCGGAATCCTATTTGGCTTTAGAACATACGATCACCACAATTGTACAGACTATGCTTTTTACATTCCTTTTATAAATATTACTTACACACACTACAAATGATAAATGCAAAAAGACAGATCACTACTGAAACTATGATCGACTACTATTTAGATGTGTTTGAAAGGTCAAAAAAACCTACGCATCAGAATTATGCAATAGCGATGATTCAATACCATTTAAAGATGGCAGACTATCCGCATTGGGAGGTGTTTGCAACTTTAGAATAATGCACAAATAATGCACATTATGGCAAAAAAAGACATTGTAAAATATCAATTTAAAAAAGGACATAAAATGGCAACAGGTAGACCAGAAGGCTCACCTAACAGATCAACAGTAGCTAAGAAGTGGTTAGCTGCCATGACTAAGGGGATCAACCCTGAGACTGGAGAGGAAGAAAAAATGACATTGGAAGAAAGGATGACCCTTGCTCAAATATCAAAAGCGATAACAGGCAAAGACACATCTGCTTACAATGCTATTATGAACTCTGCCTTCGGTATGGCTAAAGAAACAATTGACCTGCATCAGATAGCAGAGCAACCCCTATTTGAAGATGTTCAAAAAGACGACAGCAATACAGAAGATTCAGAGGCTGACCAAGAGGAATAGAGTCATACAGGGGGGGACTTCGGCGAGCAAGACTTTTGGAATCCTAGCCTTCCTGATAGACTACCTAATTAAAAACCCTTACATGGAATGTTCTGTCGTTGCACAGACCTATCCACATCTTAAAAGAGGGGCATTAAGAGATTTTAAGAAGATCATGCAAATGACAGGCAGGTGGTTTCCTAATCGATACAACAAATCTTCTTCTACATACGAGTTTTTAAACGGATCAAAAATAGAGTTCTTCAGCGTTGACAATGAATCACGTATCAGGGGTGCCCGCCGCTCTATTTTGTTTATGAACGAGGCCAATACCATAGGCAACTATGACACCTTCCTACAGCTATCTGTAAGGACAAGTCATTTTTGTTTCTTAGACTTTAACCCTACCCATGAATTTTGGGCACACACAGAGCTTAAAAATGATCCTGATAGTGAATGGCTAGTCTTAAACTGGAAAGACAACGAGGCAGCCCCTAAAGCTGCTGTGAAGGAAATATTAAAAGCTAAAGAGAAAGCAGATAAAGGGAACGGTTTTTGGCAGAACTGGTATGCTGTTTATGGTCTTGGGACTGTCGGGAAACTTTCTGGGGCGATATTCCAAAACTGGGAGATAGGCGAGTTTCAAGAAGTATCTAAATCTGTCTTTGGTCAAGACTATGGAATGAACGACCCGACAACTCTTATACAAACCTCAATCGACAAAGACAAAAAAATCATCTACGCCAAAGAGTGCTTTTACAAACAGAACCTAGTAACCTCTCAGATAGCACAGCTTAACAAAACATTCGCAGGGGACAATTTAATCATAGGAGACTCGGCAGAGCCAAGACTTATTTTAGAGCTGTCAAAGCAGTCAAACATAAAACCCTCGATCAAAGGACAGGGATCAGTAAACTTTGGAATCAGCATGATGCAGGACTATGACATTGTAATTGATCCTCAAAGTGAGAACCTAATCAACGAGCTTAAAAACTATGTATGGCTTGAGAAAAAAAGTCAGACACCGATAGATGACTTTAACCATTGCATTGATGCCATGAGGTACGCTGTGGCCTATCAACTCTCCAATCCTTTTGCTGGACAATACCACATTATTTAAAATTCATAGACCGAATACACCTTTTTCAATTGTATATATAATATAACGCTTTGCTAAATGTTCAAACAGAAGATAGACGTTCCAAATAAACTCTCAGAGATTACGCTGGGGCAGTACCAAAAATTCAGCAAGATATTTACTGAGGACACAGATCAAGACTTTTTACAAAAAAAGATGGTTGAGATATTCTGTGGCATTCCACTAGCTGAAGTGAACAAGATAAAATACAGCTCTGTCAGAAAGGTTGTAGATGTTATCTCAAATATGTTTAACGAAAAGCCTAAGCTTAGAAAAATATTTTCTCTTGGAGGTAAAGAGTTTGGTTTCCATCCACAGCTTTCAGAGATGAGCTTTGGAGAGTTTGTAGATGCAGACACCTTTACAGGAGATTGGCAAACAATGGACAAAGCAATGAGTGTTTTATACAGGCCTGTTAAAGATAAGTTTAACGACAGTTACCTGATTGAAGAGTACGATGGTAAAACAAAAGAGTACATGAAGCAGATGCCTCTAGATGTGGCCTTTGGTGCAATTTTTTTTTTGTCGAATTTAAGAAACGAACTCATGAGACATATCCTCAACTTTTCAGCCAAAAAAATGAAAAAGATGACTACTCAACAGCAGCAGCTTTTGGAGAGAAATGGGGGTGGTATAGCTCAATGTATAGCCTCGCTAGAGAGGACATCACGAAGTTTGACCAAGTGGAAAGACTCGGAGTTAATACCTGCCTTACATGGCTAACATTTGTAAAAGAAAAAAATGAACTCGAAAGACAACAAATCAGAAATGCAAGACAAAAGTAGTCTAGTAGATGCGCTCTACGAGAGAAGGCTTTTAAATGATGATGAAGAGATAGTTCTATCTGATGGTTTTGATGCTGCCCTTATAGGTATCAGCAGCTCAGAGCCTAAGATTGCAATCTATGACTTTTGGAAAGCACTAGACTGCATAATTAAGAAAAATCCTGATTTAGAGTTTAATCATGCTTTAGAATGGCTTGAAGATTTTAGCCAACTTAAAATAGATGGCTCTGAGGACTTAACCCCAATATTTGTCAAAACACTATGAACACCTATTTTAAAGTTATTGAAGATATTAAAACTGCACTTAGTGCAGAACCGTTTATAAATAAAGTCAGTCAGGGGGACATCTATGAAGTCGATTTAAGCAAGAAAACCCTGTTCCCTCTGGCTCACTTAATCATTGAAAGTATAGACATACAAACCAACAGAATCCAGCTGTCTCTTAGTCTGCTTCTGATGGATATTGTTGATTTATCAAAAGAATCCTCTAATGATCTTATAAGAGGTAACGACAACGAACTGGATGCGATTAACAACATGGTAAATGTAGCAGCTAGACTTCAAGCAGTCCTTGCTAAGACAGACACCTACAATGCAAACTACGAACTAGAGGGATCATTCAGTTGCACACCTTTTAAAGAAAGGTTTGAAAACAACCTTGCTGGTGTAAGTGCAGACTTTACTATCAACCTTTCTAACGATATGACTAAGTGCTAATGGCAACCTTAAACGACTTTATGAAATTTACTAAGGAGGCACTTGATGACTTTGCAAGTTATGTAGAAGACAACTCTAGAAAAAGGTTTCTTAGGAAATATAAGTTTCAGAAAAAAGCATCCTCAAAAGGGAAGTTGTACAATGCAATAGACTCTGATGTTAAAGTCAAAGAAAACAGCATTTTAGTACGCTTTCCATTTATGAAAGATATTGACTATGCCAAGTTTGTAGATCAGGGTGTAAAAGGCAAGACATCAACCTACAGTCCCTCTAGGACATCTCCTTTTAAGTTTGGATCAAAGACAGGCAAAAAAGGCGGCTTAACAAATGCAATTAGTAAATGGGTAAAAGCAAAGAGGTTTCAGTTTAGAACAGAAGATGGGAGGTTTATGAGTTACCAATCTATGACCTATTTAATCTCAAGAAAAATCTACAACAAAGGAATCCCTGCTAAAAAGTTTTTTACTAGATCATTTGATGAAGCCTATAAAAACCTACCACAAGAAATTGTCGAGGCATTTGCCCTAGATGTAAAAGAACGATTTAAAGAATTTACCAAAAAATGAGTACGAAAATAAACGCAAGAAGTCCTTTCTACCTATCATATACAACACCTGTTGCACCCACGCCAGAGTTTACTTGTTCAATAGCTAATGCTACAGGTTTTGAAGTAGATCAAGAAGGTGTAATTACAGAACCTACACTTGCTTTTGGATCAATTAAATCTTTTACAAGTAGTGA